TTGTCATTGACCAGAACGGTAAGCGCACGAAGGCACTTGTTGGTAACGACTCTGAGTGCATCGTATACTGGCGGTCTTACGATACCCCGAAGTACGGTAAGGTTATCAAGCTTGGGAAGATGATCGACTGGGATCAGGAGAATAAGAAGAAGAAGTTCGGTGCTATGAAGATCGTTGAACTTGTCGCTTACGAGAAGCCTAACGATGAGTTCGCATCAGCGATGGAAGAGGTTACAGAAGATGAACCTCTCGCTGCTCCGGTTACTCCGAAGAGCCGTAAGAAGGATGTAACTTTTGAGATTGAAGCATGACGGAAGAGTGGGATTACTATACTCCCGAAGAAATAAACAAGATGTTTATTACTAAGGAAGAGATGGATATTATGACAGGTAAGTTGGGGGATTCTGTGGAGTCCCCCTCCCACTATAATAACGGTAAAGTCGAGTGCATTGACTATCTGAAAGATAACATGCCATTCGATAACTACCTTGGTTATCTCGAAGGGAATACGAAGAAGTATCTCCATCGCTGGAGGTATAAGAAGAAGCCTCTCGAAGATCTTAAGAAAGCACAGTGGTATCTCAATCGTCTTATTCAGGAGCTTGATGACAATGGAGTTTGATGAGTACCAGAAGATGGCTCTTGATACTCTTCTCTACGGAACAGAAGAGCATCTTACCTATGGTCTCGCAGCAGAAGTCGGTGAGGTTATGTCACTGATGCAGAAGGTTGCTAGGCACGATAGCCGCTATTGGGATGGCAGTGATATGTTCTCTGGATATACCCCACTGTTTCGAGAACTGATGTTTAAGGAACTCGGAGATGTCCTCTGGTATCTCTCCTGCCTCGCTAACTATCATGGCTTTCCTCTTAATGCTATCGCGGAGCATAACCTTGAGAAGCTTGGTAAGCGTAAAGCAGAGGGTAAGATCCAAGGCGATGGTGATAAGCGATGAAGTTCATCATCTTCTCTAAGCCCGATTGTCCTTGGTGTACGAGAGCTAAGGAACTTCTAACGCAGCATAATAGTAGTTATGTTGAGTTTGATGTAACTGATGATGAAACTGGAAAGATCTTTCTAAAGGAATCTAATCTAAAAAGCGTACCACAAATCTTCCACAACGGTAGACTTGTTGGTGGATATCTGGCACTGGAGAATTACCTTGGCATCAATTAATACCCTAGTCGAAGATATCTATAAGCTTCTTGAAGAAGGTACTGAGGCTGATATTCGTGAAGCTTCTCTAGCTTTCGGTAATCGTCTCGCTAGTCTCATAGTAGATAGGCTTAGACCGAAGGAAGAGAAGCGTACTCTTCGTATGTCCAACGTAGGTAAGCCCGCCCGTATGCTCTGGTATGAGGTCAACTCCACTGTCGAGAAGGAAGAGTTCAATGGTCCGACATATCTCAAGTTTCTATATGGAGATCTTATCGAAGAAGTTGTCCTCTTTCTTGCAGAAGTTGCTGGACATTCAGTATCAGATAGACAGCGGCAAGTTGTTGTTAGTGACATTGTTGGTCACATTGATGGCGTTGTCGATGGTGTCTTGATTGATGTGAAGAGTACATCTCCCCATTCCTTTAAGAAGTTCAAAGACGGTACTCTCCGCAACGATGATCCCTTCGCTTACATCTCCCAGCTATCCGGGTATATGCACGGGACTGGTATTAACGATGGTGCTTACATTGCAGTAGACAAACAGAATGGTAACATTACTGTTATGCCACTGGAAGATGCAGATAAAGTTGACATTGTAAAAAGAATTGAATATATTAAAGATGTTGTAAATAAAGATACACCACCCGAAAGGTGCTTCTCACCAGAGCCGATGGGTAAGTCTGGTAACTTGAAGCTTCCTGCTGGGTGTTCCTACTGTGCCTTTAAGAAGGAATGCTGGAGTGATGTCGGACTTCGTAAATTCGTCTATTCAACCGGACCAGTTTGGCTAACTCATGTCGAAAAAGAACCAGAAGTCCCCGAAGTCGAGGTCTAAACTAAATGATTCACCCTCAAGATGGAAACAAATCCTTAAGAAGTTCGGCCTTACTAGAGATGCGTACAACAATATTCTATCAATCCAAGGAGGATGTTGTGCAATCTGTAACAGATCTCCTGACAAAATTAGACCCAAACGAAATCTTGCAGTCGATCACAATCACAGTACCGGAGAAATCAGAGGGCTATTATGTTACCGATGTAATCACGTTTTGTTAGGAAGGATCTTTCGGGATGACGTTAGTATGGCGAAGAGAGCTTACTTATATCTATCCTCGAAGAAAGGCTACGGAAGAGTACCAGATTAACTACCCTTAGCTCAGCAGGATAGAGCATCTGCCTTCTAAGCAGAGGGTCACACGTTCGAGTCGTGTAGGGTAGGCGCTGGCGTAGCTCAGTTGGTAGAGCAGTTGATTTGTAATCATCAGGCCGTGGGTTCGATTCCTACCGCCAGCACCACTATGGAGATGTAGAATGGCAATAGAAGCTGAGTATAAAGTATCTTACGAAGAACTGAGATCCCTTGTTCGACTGTACTTCGAGATAGTGGACGATGATGGAACATTCTACACTGATGAAGAGTGGTATAATATTGTCTCTGAGATAGAGACAGATCTAAGAGTAGCAGTTGGGCTACTTAATCCTTCAACTGGAGAGACTGATGTCGAAGACTCATTTGATTATCCCTGATCCTCACGCTACACCAGATGAGGACTTGTCACGGTTTACCTACCTTGGTAAGTTGATTGCATCAGTGAAACCTGATGTTGTCATTTGTATTGGTGATTGGGCTGATATGCCTTCTCTCTGCTCCTACGATAGGGGTACAAAGGGCTTCGAGGGACGGCGGTATAAGAAGGATATTGAAGCATCTACCCATGCACAGGAACTGATGTTCAAGCCTATAAAAGATACGAAGAAAAAGCTTCCTCGCTTCATCATGACAACAGGGAACCATGACTATGGTAGGATTGAAAAAGCTATCCAGAAAGATGCTGTCTTGGATGGAACTATCTCGGTTGAAGATCTTCAATACAAGGACTTTGGTTGGGAGGCTTACCCTTTTCTGGAGCCTGTTGAAGTGGACGGTGTATATTACTCGCACTACTTCCCAACAGGCGTTATGGGTAGAGCTACGAGTGGAGAACATCAAGCTTTCACCCTACTTACGAAACAGTTCGTATCTTGTACCCAAGGTCACACTCACACTAGAGATTTTGCAGAACGAACAGCACCTGACGGACGAAGAGTTATGGGCCTTGTCGTGGGATGCTATGTAGATCGTATTCATGAATATGCAGGACAAGCTAATAAGATGTGGTGGCCGGGAGTAGTCATTAAACGTAATGTCTCTCAGGGACAGTACGACTTCGAGTTTATTTCAATTGAAAGAATTAAGAATGAGTTTCGAGATTAAGCAGCTTATCCTTGATCGGTTTACTGTCTACGAACTAGTCGAGATACTTGACATAGACGTAGAAGAGTTCTACGATAGGTTCGAGGATATCATTATAGAGCAGCTTGAACGGATCAAAGAGATTGACAATGGGCTGGAGAAAGAAAAGTTTTCAGAAGAAGGTTAGTCAAAGAAACCCATATGCAAAAGAGTTGGAAGAGGGGCAATACAGGCAGAGGATAAAAGAATCTGATAAAGACTATAAGAGACAGAAGCTGGATATAAGAAACATATACGAGAGAGATGAAGAAGATGACACTTCCAACTGACTACCAGACTTTCATTGCTACCTCCCGGTACTCCCGGTGGATTGAAGAAGAGAACCGCCGAGAGTCTTGGGAAGAGACTGTCGATAGGTTTATGGAGGATGTAGTTTCTAAAAAGATACAATCCGAGGATCGTGGTATTTACGACAAGATCCGAAATGCTATCCTCAACCTTGAGATCATGCCCAGTATGCGGGCTATGATGACTGCCGGTAAGGCTCTCGACAGGGATAACACCTGTGCTTATAACTGTTCCTATCTCCCCGTCGATGACATGAAGTCATTCGATGAGGCTATGTTTATTCTTATGTGTGGTACTGGTGTAGGCTTCAGTGTCGAGCGCCAGTATGTTAGTAAGCTTCCAGAAGTTCCCGAGAAGATGTTCGAGTCTCAGACTACAATTGTTGTAGCCGATAGCAAGGAAGGTTGGGCTAAAGCCCTTCGACAGCTCATTTCCCTCCTCTACTCTGGTGAGATACCTAAGTGGGACATGAGCAAGGTACGCTCTGCTGGCTCTCGCTTAAAGGTATTCGGTGGCCGCGCATCTGGACCTGAACCTCTTGACCAGTTGTTCCGTTTTGTTGTCTCCATCTTTAAGAATGCTGCTGGTAGGAAGCTTAATAGTCTTGAGTGCCATGACATTATGTGCAAGATTGGTGAGGTTGTCGTAGTCGGTGGAGTACGCCGCTCAGCTATGATCTCCCTCTCTAACCTCTCTGATGACCGTATGCGTAATGCTAAGACTGGACAGTTTTGGGAGACTAATCCCCAGCGGTCCCTCGCTAACAACTCTGTAGCCTATACTGAGAAGCCTGATGCCAGTACCTTCCTCCATGAGTGGGCCTCTCTTGTAGACTCTGGTACTGGTGAGCGTGGTATGTTCTCCCGTGTTGCAGCGCAGAAACATACGGGTAAGAACGGTAGGCGTGATCCTAACCATGAGTTTGGCACTAACCCTTGCTCAGAGATTATCCTTCGTCCCTATCAGTTCTGCAATCTCACTGAGGTTGTAGTCCGTGCAGAAGATACCCTTGTAGACCTTGAGCGCAAGGTTAAGCTTGCTACTATCCTTGGTACTATTCAGGCTACTTATACCCACTTCCCCTATCTCAGGAAGATCTGGACAAAGAATACAGAGGAAGAAAGGTTGCTTGGTGTTTCTCTTACTGGTATTATGGACCATAATATCCTTAATGGTACTAACCCTCTTGGTAATCTTACCGCTGCTCTAACGGCACTAAAGAATGCAGCAATTGATACTAACCGGGAGTGGGCCGAGAAGCTTGGTATTCCCACCTCTGCTGCTATTACCTGTGTCAAACCGAGTGGTACGGTATCCCAGCTTGTTGACTCTGCTTCTGGTATTCATCCACGGCATAACCCGTATTACATTCGCCGTGTCCGTGGAGACAATAAAGATCCGATCACTCAGTTCATGAAGGACATGGGTATCCCGAATGAACCTGACATTATGAAGCCTGACCATACGACTGTCTTCAGCTTCCCTGTTAAGGCTCCGTCTGGTGCTATCACCCGCCATGATCTCTCGGCAGAGGAGCATCTTGATCTCTGGAAGATCTACGCCGAGTTCTGGTGTGAGCATAAGCCGTCTATCACCGTCTCTGTAAAGCCTGATGAGTGGGTATCAGTTGGCTCTTGGCTTTATGATAACTTCAATATTGCTTCTGGTCTGTCCTTTCTTCCTCATTCAGACCACATTTATAAGCAAGCACCCTATGAGGATTGCACTGAAGAGGAGTACAATAGGTTGAAGGATCTTATGCCTACTACAATTGACTGGAGCAAGCTATCCGACTATGAGACTGAGGACAGTACAAAGTCTAGTATGACTGCTGCTTGCTCTGCTGGTTCCTGTGAGATTGTGGATCTAACATCATGAGTGACGATAACGAGAAGGTTGTAAAGCTGGTACAAAAGAATAACCCCTCGGAAAAGATCCAAGGGGTTAATCCTAAGCAGCTTCTTAAAGAGGCTGGCAGCGTATCCTACGATAGCCTCATCCTAGTTGGATGGAGTGATGAACACTTCCGCATTAGCTGGTCTTCTGAACTAACTCCAGAGGAAGTATTCCTCCAGTTGGAACTAGCTAAGACCCGTATCATGGCTAATATGTACGAGTTCTAATCTTACATAGGTCTACCGGAAGTACCGATAGCGTACCTCTCAGCCATACGTCTCTCACGGGCATTCTTATAACGCTTAGTAGGGGTTGTACCTTTTGGTGCAGCCCCTTTGTTATTAACTGCGGAAGCAGCAGTTGCAGCAGCAGCGGCTACTGATGGTCTTGTACCTGAAGGAGGACCACCGGGAGGAGTGGCATTAACACCGATTCTCTTAGGAGCAGTAACAGTCTGACTACCCATTCTACCCGGACCAGCAGTTGCAGCAGTAGCGGATACTGATGGTCTATCCTCCAATGCTCTTGCAGCACCGGGACCACCAACAGAAGATCTAGTCTTAGCAGTAGTAATAGTCTGACTACCCATTCTACCCGGACCTTCCGACTTAGCTGTCTTGGCTTTAGTAGGTATAAGCGCGCTTGTTCCAGTTGGTCTACTAGCTGCTTCGTAAGCCTGTTTAATCTTAGCCTTCCCATATTCATATGCAGAAGTAAGACCTTCTTCTACCCCTACTTTCTTCTTCTTCTTAAGAAAGTTAAGATATGTTGCCTTATCAACTCTGTTCACTGTCTGAGGTTTAATTACATCACTCTTACCAGTCCTATTCACTGTCTGAGGTTTAATTACATCACTCTTACCAGTCCTATTCACTGTCTGAGGTTTAATTACATCACTCTTACCAGTCCTATTCACTGTCTGAGGTTTGGCAGAAGAATCTGTTTTCTTCTTCTTCTTCTTAAGAGAGTTAAGATATGTTGCCTTATCCATCTTACTTACCCTTCTTACCAGAAGACTTCTTCTTCTTAGCGGGCTTCTTCATGGCTCTCATCTCAGCCATCTCTTCCTTATACCCACCACGATACTTACCGCCCTTCATCTCGGCTTTCTCTTCCTTCATACCATGTCTCATAGACTTCTTAGCCATTATCTTTTTCCTTTTCTTTTTACACCAGCTTCAGAAAGCGCGATAGCAATAGCCTGTTTCGGATTCTTAACTATTTTAGCCTTCTTTGGCCCCTTCGGATTTACACCAGCATGGAGAGTACCAGCCTTGAACTCTCTCATTACTTTAGAAATCTTCTTCTGTTGCTTCGTTGGCTTCTTAGCCATTACTTCATTCTCCTGTAAACCTTCTTACCAGTATTAGAGGGCATGAGGAAATCACCCTTACCAACTCTATTAACTGTCTGAGGTCTTGAGGGCTTCATACGGGGCGTAGGAACAGACTCTCTATACGCACTGAGTGGTACACCAGCACCAGCAGAAGGATCAATACCTTCAGCATAGGGGTCTATTTTCCTCATTGCCTTCGGCTTCGGCACTGTCTTCTTCATTGGCTTCTTATACGGCTGACCTTTTCCCGGCATAATAGAACTCCTTCTTAAATTACCAGTATTGTTTGTTGTCATCATTTCTTTTTCTTTGCTGTCTTAGCAGCCTCCCTAAAGGCTTTATCTGTAGGTGCGCCTTTCTCACCCTTCTTCCTCATTTTCTTGCCAGCATTTCGCTTAGCCCAAATGTTAGCGTAAAGACCTTGCTTTGCCATTACCACTTTACCTTATCAGCCCAATAGGCAGCAGACATCTTGCCCTTAGAAATATTCTTCGCATGTCTAGCCTTAAAGGACTCACGCCTCTTCCTATACGATGCAGACTCCCCAGCCTTCTTAGGAGATCCTGAGACACCCTGCTGACCAAAGCGGATAAGCTTAACAGTGCTACCCTCTTTAGCTAGGACAGCGTGAGACTTCCCTGCATTCGGTGTTCTCTTAGGTTTATTGTACCCAGCAAATCTTTCACCACGATATTCGATAGCCATTATGATGTATACCTCTTAAAAGCTTGATTGTAAGTTTCCATTACATTCGGATCAAGACCAAAACCAATCCAGATATTCTTCAGGAAAGTCTGTGCAGAGCCTACCCCACCTTCTCTTAAAACAGATAGGAGATCCTGTCCTGTCCTTTGCTTAAAGACATCCTGTGCATATCTCCAAGCAGCCCTATCCTGAGTAACAGGAGTAAAGTCTGTAAACTGACCGGGATACTGCTGTTGCAGAGCCTTCCAAGTTTTATAGACAAACTGGTATCTACCAGCAGCAGTACTAGGACCAGCAATAGTCCTCATGCCAATTACATTAGGATGTTTTGTAAAGTCTGAGAATGTAGCAGGAGCGCCATACCGTCCTTCTCCGACGATAATATTATACCCCCTCGACTCATACCTTGAGATAGTATCAAGGAAGGCTTTAGCCTCTAACGGAAGAGCGGTATCAGTTACAGTCTGAACCCTACCATCGTTCACTCTACCAGTATCATTTATCTGAGCAGGTTGAGGAGTAACAACAGCTTCAGCCTGAGCTTGCTGAATAACTTCCGGAGATTCTACAGCTAGTCTTTCCCCACCAAATTGACTTAGAGCTTTAGCAATAGACTGACCAAGCATGTAAATAGCATCAGAAGATGTATCTGTTTTGCTAGGCTCTTGAACAGTTACATTAGTAAAAGCTCTATCTTCATTTATAATTGGTTTATAAAGTTCCATTTCTTCTTTTACTCCGGTGAACCATTACCGTTAACAGTCATGCCCTGATACTGTGGCAGAAGTATAAGCTGTTCTCTAAGCTGAATACCGGCAAAGTCAGGAGACTTCTTAATGTTCTCAGGAAGTCTTTCAGAAGCCTTAAGGAGAAGATTAAGAGCCTCAATAGACTTCCGTACATCAGCAGTTCTACCAACAAGCTTATTGTACATTCCAAAGGCTTTATCGAAGATCTCATCGTCTGACATATAGTCTGGAATTTTAGTAGGATCTTCCTTAATCGGAGCAGTCGCTGCAATGAGGAAAGGATCTTTCCTAGCTTCGGGATTAACCTTAATCTCTACAACACCACGATCATTAATAACAAGACTAAATGGATTATTATTATTAAAAGCACTAGAGAGATAAGAACCAATATACCCCCGATGCCTAATAGCCTCTGCCTGAATTGTTTTATTCATCTGAAGATAAAGGGACTCACCACTCTTCGGAGACTTCTTCTGGATATCACTAACCATATTAAAAGCAGAGGGTCCGAAGAAAAGCTTTGTCTGGTCAAGTGGTGTTACACCAGTCTGGACATTACCCTGTACTCTTGTTGCAAGAATACCATAGGCAGCAGAAAGATCCTTAAACATTTGATCTGCTTTCTGGGCATCATCAATCGTACCAGAAACATACCCCTTAAAGTGGATATTAGCAATCTTTAACTGTTCTGCTTGATTAGTAGGTGTAGAACCAGCAATCTGTGTAATACTAGCACTGTCCCATTCTGGCAAAAGTCTTTCAGTTTCAGAAGTACCATTCATGCTCTGATTTGGAATTGTACCAATTGTACTAGTCATTCCAGTTCCAATAAAAGGCAAGTTAAGATCATAAGTAGGAACTTTCAAAGAATCAGCTAGTTCTTGAATAACTTTTGTTTCTCCCTGTGCAACAGCTAAATTAATAGCCACTCTATCTGCGATAACAGAAGGAAGATTACCAAGAGCCTTAAACTGCTGGAAAGCCTCTGGTGCTGTCTTAAGGAAGATAGCGTTCTTCTGATTTTCAGAAGTTTCAATAGCCTTTGTAACAGCCGTACTGGCATTTGTCAGAGCATTCTCAAGATCAGTATATGGCGCAAGGAGAGGCTCTACACTAAACTTAGAATCATTTGGATTGATACCTCCAAGGATTTGTTCTTTCTGAAGCTTAGCCTTCATAGCTTCCTTCTGCTGTTTGATAAGACCAGAAAGATAGCTGGCTGTACCAGCCTCTCCGATAGAAAGAGCATAACTATCCTTAATCTTATTGAGAACAGTCTGAATCATAGGCTTGCTAGTGAATGTTTCGATATCCTTCTGAACAATATCGACAGCCATAGGAGCAAACTCAGTTGTAAAAGTAAACTCTTGTGTTGCTTTATTAGTATCAATATTCCTGTTCATTACAGAAAGTTGTTCTTTTCTGGCATTATCATAGTTAAAGGAAGCAGACAACTCTGACATAAAGATAGAGTCATCAACATTACCTTCTTTATCCGTTGCCTTTGCAAGAGCATTTACCCTAGCAGACTGACCAATAGGATCATCACTATTAGCCCACTTATTCAGTTGCTCATAGTACTTTCCAATTTGATCTCCAGAAGGATCGTAATAGGAGGTAATAGACTGAGAAGCTTTCTGGAAGGTATCAAGATAAGCAGCATTATTCTTTGCCACTTCTTTTTCAAGTTCCTTTACCAGCACTGACTTCTTTACATCAGGGATATCAGAACTCAAGATCTCTTCCTGCCTCTGCAAATATGGTGCAAGGAACTGGTTCTTCTGCTCTGTCTCCGACATCTTTTCAGGCTTCGGGGGTGTTAGTGATTCAAATAAAGCACTACCTACACCGGCAATTACATTTGAGTAATCAACAGACGGGGGCTGGTAGACAGAAATATTTGTACCACCAATTTCTCTAATCTCTGGTTTGAAAAGACTTGCCATGTTATTCCTCTATTACCTTTCTTCCCTGAGTTGCCTGATAATCAAGACCACTCTTCCAAGCTTTCATAGTCATTGTTTCTGCAAAAGATTCCAAACTTGGTCTTACCATAAATTCAAAATTATCTCTTTCAGTATATGTAATACCCAAGCGAATAGCATTGATAGTGTTAGACAAATGGTTTGCTGTTTCAATATCCCCTGCTTTATAAGCATCGTTCATTCTTCTATAAAGGTCTTTAGCTTTATTAGCCATTTCCTTCGTATACTCTCTCTGCTTATTAAGGGCATCACTAATAGTAAACCCAATCTGGCTTTCCTGAAGAGGAACAGAAAGAGCGTTTAAGAATATCTCTGCATCAGAGGCATTTCTAAACTGTTCAAAGCCATTCTTCGTTATAATATCTCTAGTATTCAAAGCGTAGATAGTCTGAATTGTCTTATCGACAGACTTAATTTCTCTAAACATTCTCTCAAGAGCTATCTTAGAAAGTGTAACATCTCCAGTTACAAGTGTCTTCATAAGATTAAAACCTTGAGTCAAGAAGTCAAGAGAGATACTAGTACCGGGACCACCAAGAAGACTAAGGGCGGTTTCCTCTCCTTCAACCCACTTGTACAGGTAGTCTACAAGACCCTGACCAATACCAAGTCTGCTGCTGATATTCGTAGGCTCTCCTGTAATCTCAGTGAGGAGATAGTCCAACATACCCTGCTTAACGCCAGTGTGCATACTAACATCCAAGCTAATACCGGCTTTCTCAAGACCGTAGTCAAGAGCATAACCAAGGCCAGCACCCTGAACTCCGAAGAAGAACAACTGAGAAAGAGCAAGCTTAGATCTCTGAGCCTTAGTTAGTGTTCTGCTGAAGAAGATTGTTTCCATAAATCTTGCGTTGTAAGATAGCCACTGTGTCATAAGACCAGTAAAGCCCTTCTGCCAACCAGCATTTGAAACACTGCTCATATTGAATGTAAGAGCCTCAGAATAGTTTATAAGGAACTCATCAAGAACTCTTGCACCATCCGCTGTTTTTGTATTAACATTCGGATACTTCTTTTTAAACTCTTTATAAGCAATGAAGTGAGAGAAGGAACGAGGTATTCTTTCGCCCTCTTTGAAGAAGATCATGCCAGCTTCTTTCACCTTCTTAAAGTACCCTGCTCCAAAGTCTACACCAGTACCACCAACTTCAGAGATTGTATCACCAATATCAAAACGACCAGAGTTATAAAAATGATCTGTCATTTCAATAAATTCATCTTCTGTCATATCAAGAAGTTTAGCAGATCTCTTTGCCACCTCTTTAATAACAGTCGGATTTCTATTCTTCATAGCCATTCTAATTGGCATGTATGCTGCTGCCGCTTTAAACCCTTCAACGGGGTGGAGGACAAGCATAGGAAGAATGTTCAAACCCTGAACATACAACTGGTCCATAGCAAAGAGGCCCATTCTAAGCTGGAAGGCAAAACCTCTAATAGCTGTTGTAGGATCAGAAGAGAGATAGTCTAGTGTACTAAACTTAACCTTGCCCAGTCCAATAGACTCTTCACCAAAAGCCTTAAAAATCTGTTCATTGTTCCAGATAATAAATCTTTCCCAAGACTTAGCAAAGTTGCTCTGCTCATTAAGTCTGCTTAGAATAACCGCTTGCTCTCTTGCAAAGGCTCTTCCTTCGATAGTACCTGTATTAATTACAGCCTCTCTAATCTTCTGGATATTCGGAAGATTCTTAATGCTGTTGAAGTTGTCGATATACTTCTCACCCTTCTTCATAAAATCAGGAATAGCTGTATCGAAGTATCTTGTCGTAGCTGCAATATTAACGCCTCTTGTATACTCTCTTTCAATAGCCTCAAGAGGGTTACGCATGTGAATGCCCTTAGTCCCATACCCGTGGAGGATAAGGTCAGGTCTTCTACCAACAGGGTTTGTATTCAGATCATAAAGATCACGGAATGTCCTCTTACCATCAAAGGTAGTATCCATTCTTTCAACTCTAACATCAGAGTAAGAAAGACCGGCTTCATCCATAAACTTAATGAAGTCATCCACATCTTCGATATTGGGATTGAAAGAATTGTTAGCACGGATGATGTCATCTAGACCGGGAGCAGCCCTAACAGCTTCTACATTACCACGATAAACATCTCTCACTGCTTTCAAGATTGTATTAATTTCTGTAACAGCCTTATTCGTAATACCCTCTGTCCTCTCAACAAGGACTGTCTTTGGAGTAAGTGTTCTCTTAGCACCAGAGATTGTCTCAACAATATTGTCTTGAACAACAACGTGGCTGGCATTCGGCAAGGCTCTATTAGCTCCCGGCTTATAACCGAGAACATCGGCGTGAGCTAGACCACGGTTGTTTTCAAGAGTCCCTGTAACGTAAAACTGCTTGTAATCACCGAGGTCAAGTCCAACCTCATCTCTAATTTCGTAAATAGCTTTACCCTTAATATCACTAGCCTTTACAAGTTTACCAGTATCAAAGTCAAAAACATCTTCACTATCTGCGACAGATACCTTCTTAATCTTCTTGTCTATACTGTTCTTAAATCTACCGATAAACTCGTTGTTATTGATAGCTGTCTTAAGAGCATCATCGGCCCTAAGAATATAAGCTGTTTCGTAAAGATCTGCCCTAAGTTTATAGGCTTTGTAGACCTTTTCAGATGGAAGAGTATTCGTATAACGATAGTAAATGTTATTAAACTCAGCTTCATTATACCAGTTTCTTCTGGCATAGTCATTAGTCAGTTCATTAACAACATTCAACAGCCCATCTTTTTCCTTCCAAGAAAGACCAGAAAGGGACTTACCAAGCTCTCTACCAATCTGTCTACCAACGGCATTAAGTTTACTAATACCACTTTTCATAATAGCTTCTGTTGCAAGATTGCTGGTAACTTCCGGAGACATTAGGAAGTCAAGGGGAAGACTTCTAAGTTCCTGTTGTTCCTTTGTAAGAGAGGTCTTAAGAGAAAACTCAATAGGAAGTGTACGACTTCTCTTAACGACATACCCATCTACAAGTTTAACAAGAGTCCCACCAAGTTGAGCAGCAGCCTTTTCACCAGATACCTTTGTCTTAAACGGAGTACCGTCTTTCCTACCCATGTAAACAGTAAGATCGTAGGAGTTCAATCCACCAATATCTTCAACCTTAAGAGGAGCAGTAACATCGGATACAGGCTCAGCGGCAACAGAAGTAGTAGTAACCTTTGGTTTAATATTCAGGATCTTGTTTGAACTAGAGATAATACCATCCTGCCTAAGCTGCTTGACATACAGGAAAGTATCCTTCTTCTCAAGACCAGAGACTTTCATAAAATCTGTTAGGCTGAAATCCTTACCAGCTTTCTCAGCAGTCTTTACAACATCAAGTGCTTTCTTATAGACAGACTTTCTAACTCCCGGCAGGAGTTCACCAGCAGTTTTACCGGCAACTTTAACAGTCTTTGCTGCTTTACCAGTAGCAACAATTGGTATATCTCTCGTTACGTTTAGAATGCCGTAGCTTGTTGTCCTAGTCAGATCCTCTGCATACTTCTCTACACTCTTTACAAGTTCATTAGGAGTTGCAACCTGAGTCTTATAAATATTCAGTGTCTTCTGGAGTACCGCATTAATCTTATTAGAAGCTTCGACATCGTAGACGGGCTTCATTGTCGGAGTAATAGCATTCTCAGCATTAACTGTAGCTACTCTAGAGATACCGGGAGCAGTCTGACGGGGAAGCTCAACAGAAGTTTCTACTCCATCTACAATCGCTCTCTTAACGACATTATCACCAGCAGCAATACCACTGGTAGCAATCTTCATGTCTGCTGGATCTACGGCAGTAGCAACTCTGGTAGCATCAACTGCGGCATCTGTCGCCTTTGCAAGCTTAGCAACCTTGCCAGCACCCAAAGCAGCAATGTCTATAGCAGCCCAAAGGGCTTCATTCTCAGTTAGTCCCTGTGCAAGAGTACCCTCTGAAAGTTGAGAAAGGTAGAATGTATTATCTCCGATAAGACCAAAAGATGCCATTTCGTTAGCAATCTCTGCTGCTACTGCATCTGTTTCTTCAATCGGAGAGTCGAGGAGTCTCTTATACCACCCCTGTTCTCTTGCTGTCTTACCACCAATGCCAAGGACATAGGCAACATTCTCAAGAGAACCGTAGGTAGCTTCTCTGCCAAGGTATCCAAGGAAGTCTACTGTTGTTCCGAAGATACTCCTCTCGGGCATAATCTTCTGAACTGCTGTCCTAAGCTTCGCCATCTTAAGTAGACGGGTATCTGAGATAGAGAGTGGATCTGCTACAACCTTCTCAGCTACATCAATATCTTCTTTAGCAACTGCAAAGATTTGCTTATTCTTTACATAGTTTTCGAGAGACTGCTTCATCTGCTCTGGTGTTTTCAAAGAGCGATAAGCCTCTTCAAAGACATCTCTCTCAGTAACTCCAATAACTGCTGAAGGTGTAATAGATGCAGTTCCCTCAAACTCAGCCTTATCTACAGCCTGACTAACGGGCATACCTGTATTATCAGCATACCTCTCAGCGAGAGAAACAATAAATTCCTTTCTCTCCTTAATCTGCTTTTCAGCAGAAGACTCTGGAAAGATATTAGGAGTTGTTTCTTCGACGGTAGGGAAAATACTGGTAGGATTATCCATTATACAACCTGTCCAAAACTCGGAAATCTAAAGTTAGTTCTCTGTAGGCCAGAAGCAAAGTCACCAATGGAGGAACCAAGAGATCCGATACCAGCCGCAATACTAGCACTCTGCTGATACTTAGCAGCCTGATTAAGAGCAGCCTGTTGTCTCTTCATACTCTCAGCAGTCATGCCTTGGAAAGCAGTAGCAGAGAGAACCTGATTCTGAAGACCAGAGAGACCACCAGTCAGTGCTGTACTTGCTGTCGGACCCTGACCAGCACCAACCTGTGCGGCTACGTTGACTGTCTGACCACTTGCAATTGCCTGTTCACGAAGCATACGCCGTCTTTCACGGGCATCAGCACCCCTCTGCAAAGCTCTCTGTTCTCTTGCAGCCTTCTCCTGCGCCTTAATAGCCTTATTCTGCTGGACCATACCGAAGATACCAGCACCAGCACTAACCAACAAACCTACAGCAGCAGCCATGTTATATTTCCTTCCAATGTACTATTTCTTTCTCAGTGTACCCAAGTTTCTTGTACACCTTGTTTAGATATTCTGGACTAAGATTATGAAAGGTACTGATGCAGAGTGTATCCGCCTTCATATACTTTCCCCAAGACTCAAAAGCCTTCAGCATTTCTAGTCCGTATTTTCTACTTTCTTCTTTTACAAAGATAGCCATACAATAGGCTAGTTTAGTCGAGTGAAAGTAGTGTTCTGTTACATGCCCTAGGATAAACCCCTTAATTTCTTCGTTGATTACGAGGACAATCCCCGCAAATAGTTCGTTGATTAGGGCAATATTAAAGAGGGCTTCGATCTTCTCTTCTTCAAAGGGTTTATCCGGTAGGACAGCTTTAACAGGTTCTTTTGCTAGTTCTAATACTTCGAGGTAATCTTCTGGTTTAATATATCGAATACTAATATCTTGGGTTGCTTGCACTTATCATTTCCCAACCAATGAGATAAAAGTCTTTCCCTTGCTCTGACTCAAATTTTAAGCGTAGAACCCTACCCTTACCCCTAATCTTTGTTCTACATACAATTGTATCATAGGGGTAATCAAATGTCAAATCACCGGGATCAACAGTAGGATAGTTTAGGATACGGTAAACCTGACTAGGTGTACTCCACCTAGAGTTGTCTCCAGATAGATCCCACTTAACAATAAGAGTACAACTAGAAGGATAGTCTGCTTCATACCCTGCACCAGAGGCTACAAAGTTTTCCTCTGTCCTCTTCAAGTAAGTTGTAATATACGGTGCATTCTTCTTAACCGTAGCAGATCCTTGGAAGTCGTATCCCGTCTCAGCGTATGAACTGTAATTTGCAGTATCCCAGTCAAGGAAGTCTCTATTAGTAAAAGTAGCAAAAGTCAGTTTCCTAACTCCAGAAACAACTATAGATGTAAGAAACTTTATTTCTGTTGGGGCTGTACTAGAAACATCTACGGTTTTTACAACTATATCGTTAGTAGCATCAATAACTTGATTTTCGGCAGTTCCAGCAACAATGTTAATAACAGCATTTTCTGCACCAAGACCGGAAAGGAACACGCCATCTACAATATACGGAGTACTGCTTGCTTTATCAGAAACAGTCCAAGGAAAGAAAGCCTGAAGAGACATATCAAGAACAAGTATCTTGTTTTTCTTATTTGCAATTGTTTCAGTCTCAGAAGAGTACATCCAATAAATTCGATTATTCAATCTATCAAAGACAGAAGTAGCATTCTTCTTAGCGGAGTTACCAATATTATCGTAGAATGTCTTAATATTATCAGAGATAGAAGTAACTGTTGGAGAATTATTCTCTACTGTAATAGCAAAAATACCAGAGACTCCCCAATAAATCGGTGTTCCAGAAACATTAGAAAGTGTTCTAGAATTTACAATACCAAAGTTGGAGATCTTACTAACGTAATATTCAGTAGCCTTAAAGACCTGATCAACGCCACCAATAGCCCATACGCCATTACTAGCGAGGACATAAAGAACGGAGCCTGTCGGAAAGAGAGCTTTAATATCCGAGATATCGGGGATAATAATATATCCACCATCTGAGTCCACAACACCAGCAGTATCTTCTGCTGTTGGACTTGCCATCTGATAGCACTTGCCAAAGTCATCTTTATTCTCGACAACTTTCGAGAAGAAGATCTTTCCACCATTCTTAGAAGAGTTCAAACCAGCATACCAAACTCTTCCAGCATAAGAAACAGTGCAAGAAAATCTTGAACTTTCATTTACAACTGGAAGATTACCTATTGTAACTGGTGTATACTCTGTAGCTTTAGATCTATCTTGATTAAAGAAGTCAAGAATAAAGAAACCATTTGGAGAAAGAGTATTACCTGAAGCAGTTGTATAAAACTGGCTTGCATTAAACTTAATACCCTTTTCATTAGGAGAGGTTTGTTCTACATAAAGTTTTCCAAAATACCAAGGTTTGTTTCTAGGAGGATATCCATAAAAATCTTCCTCAACTAAATACTGTTCATAAGGCGTTGGTTCTTTTGGAGAACCGACAAAAGTAACTCTTTCTGCCCAACCCATATTGAATAGATCATACTGGTAATTTTTTGTAATCCCACCATTTGAATCTTCTGGAACAAAATCATTTGGAATAACTTTTGTTACAGTACCAGTAATATTATCATCTAAAGAATAGTTTGAACCACTAAGAGTAAAAGTAAAAACTCTATTTGAAGTAACAGTATTTACTAAAAACTCTCCGTTAAACTGAGAAAGATTACAATCAATTTTGATAGTATCCCCAGCTTCTAAAGCATGCTTGTTCAATGTAGTAATCGTAACTGTATTACTAGTTCTTACAATACTATCAATATCAGAAGACATATTAAGGTATTCAAAGTCTCTAATTTCAATCTTAATTTTAGAGACAGAGATAGTATTATCGTTTGAATTATAAACTACTCTAATTGGATGAATAGCTTGAGATACAATTACAAGGTATCCGATGGAAGAAGAAACACTTATCGGAGAAGTCGCAGTATCAAATTCATTTTCAGCTTTATAGTCTAGAAGATTAATTGAAAAGGGTTTCTCGCTAAGCGAAAGTGTTGAGTAAGACTTATCGTAAAAGTAAACTCTGCTGTTTACCTGAACAACAAGAAACTCAGTACCGCCAATACCAGAAACATTCTGCCAATTTTGCGTATGAATAAATGCGCCAGATCCGGCAGTAAACGAACTTGCAACATAATTCTCTTCAAATTCGATACCCCTCCTTCTTTGTCTAGCCCCGTTCTTAAGGAGATCGCAGTTCAATTCATCAGAAGAAGCACCATCAGGATAGGTCATAACAGAGGCTTCGGTAATAAGCCCCTTGATAAAGTTGTTTACAGGTTTAGTGCTATACGTCTGTACCAATCTTTTTATCCTTCGTCTTCAGTGGAGGAGCCTTATCCTCACCAAACATTCTATCCCACTTAGCCTCTTTGCTTTCGGGTACACTGTCCAACCAAAACTCAAGATCTGCTAATGCTGACTTTCTGCTAGTGTAATATCCTGAAAGATGGTCTGGAATACTACCAGAGTCTGTACCAATCCTGAACATACTGTAACCGTCTTCAGGCTTGTAAATTGTGTACTTTGCTTTTCTTTTAGGACTTGTAATTGTAAGGAGTGTACCTTCTTTATTGTCTTCTACAACGATAAGGTCATTATCGGTTTCGGCCATAGTCATTCAAAACCCTCACTTCAGGTGTCTTAGATCTATTGTTTCTCTGGAAGTATCTATGCTTTCTAGCAAACTGTTCTACCTTCGGGTCTGCCCCTCCCTTAAGGAGAGACAGCGCCCGAGATTTAACCTCTGCAAGGTAGTAGGGAAAAATACTATCATCCATATCTGGCGTTGCATCATTGGTCATAGTAAAAGATGGTAGCTTTGTACCAAGTACCAATGACTTGCTTGTCTGAAGAGTAGTATCGATAGAAGAATCATAACTATCGAAACAAAGATACCTATCATCAAATGATGTATAATAGTCAGGCATCTTGTTATTCAGGATTGGAAGAGAAATACCAGATGTCGGATCGGTAACAATGATTACTTCGGATGCAGTGGTATCCCTCGTAACAATTCTCTGAACAAATTCATCCGGTAGAACATAATCAATGAGCTTATATTCAAGTTCCCCACCAGTCTCTGATACATTGTATCTCAACTCCTTGATCTCTGTAACGCTATTCGCGTCCATAAAGTTGGGTCTAGCGGAGTTAGAAAGACCAGTTACTGTAACCAACTCCGAGTGTTCCGGAAGATCGACAGTTGTAATTACATCATAGTAGACACTCCTACAGATATTAGCAATTTGGGTTGCTTCTACGGTATCAGCAATACCGTTTACCTCATCAGAGTCCATATCATTCAGGACATCCTGAACGATCTCCAATAGTGTCATTTTAGCTGTAGCCATTATTATCTAGCCCTATGTATTCTAGATGAAATCAAACTAATACCTCTAATATTACCAGTACCAGAAGGAAGAGAGGATTTAATTCTAGCACCATGAGAGGCCATATTTGCTGTTACATACACCAGTGAAGTTTCAGAAATAAACTGATTAGTTTTCAGCAACGGAACAGTCTTCTCTGCAAGGAGAGTACTGTAAGTAGTTCCATCTGAGGAACCATACAAAGAGATATCAAGATAAGCCTGAGTGGCTGATAGATTAACCAATTCAAAAGATAGCGTAATAGCCATCAAATCGCCAGTGGATACAAAAAGAAGAGTATCCGTACCCAACGTCAATAGGGTACTATCAACACCATTTAAAGTTACAGGAAGATTTGTTTCAACAGACTTTAAATCAAAGGGTATTGGTTGTTCAGTAGTATTAAGTTGGAAGTATGTTGTACTCGTATACGTTGTATTTGTATAATATCCCCAACCACTACCCGGAATATTAGAGAGGTTCTTCCAACTACCAGAGGAACTACCATTGGCTACATAAACCTGATTTGAACTGGCAGTAGAAATACCCTTCGGTTCATGAATACCATCTGTATCAGTCAAAGCGGAATGTTGTACGTTAGCCATTTAAGTATCCTATATTAGTATCAACCGTGGGGACCATAAGTATTATTATACCATTTCTTTTTAAGGTGTCAAGGGGGAATCCCAAAGGACTCCCCCAAGACAAGTATTATTAATCCTTGTCGATGTACTCGACAATAAGCTTACCCGTACCACCAGTCACTGTACCACCCTTTGTTGTGTAGATATACCCATCTACAGTAGCCGAAAAGTTGGTAAAGATACCAGACGAGGCCGCAGCAGCCGCACCATCACACAGAAGAGACTTCTGAGCAGCAAGGTTTGCCTGTGTAGCAAGAGTGCTTGTCAGGATAGCATCATCATCAGTAAGCGTTGTACCGTCCTTAGACGATAGACCAATCTTCAGTGTACCTGAAGTACCAGCCATCGCGGTCTTACCAATGAGGTAAGCACGAACGATCTGAGCACCAGCCGGAATGAATGCCTCATGACCATCAGCAGCAGCCGAGATGTTTGTTGTATAGTCAAGATCCACTTCAAGAACCTTAACAGCACCCAAAGTAGCCAAACCAGCACCAGTCTGACCAGCTTCCGGGTTAGTAAAACGGACTTCAAGACCGTCCGAGTTTGTCCAATCAGCCATAATTTATCCTCCTATTACACAGCAGCGTTCGACAGAACGACAACAAGGTTCTCAGGACGGTACAGCTTCACGCC